AGGCGGCTGGCGTTATGTCATGGACAACAAACGTGACGTGCCTAAACCGGAACCGGAAAAGAATGCGTACAGCCACCCGGGTGATGCGTTTGGATACCTCTGTGGGTACTTCCATCGACAAACGGACCGAGAAATGCGATATTCCGGCGCAGTAAAGAAATTCACGCCTCCGAGACAGTTCGGCGGCACCTACCACTTTAGGTGAGAAGACACATGGCCATTGCAACTGCGAACGCTGAACTTGATCCACCAAGTGTAACGATTGAGCCGTCTCAAGACGCTCCCGTAAAAACAATCAGCTCGGACAATTTGCGCCAGCTCGGTAATAACTTTTCACAACTCTTTAACCAGTATGTGTCGGATCGGCGCATCGCGGAACTCAAATGGCTTCGTAATCTTCGCCAGTATCTCGGGATCTACGACCCTGAGATTGAGAAGGAACTCTCAGCTAACCGGTCGAAGGCTTACCCCCGTCTCACCCGTGTGAAGGTCATCTCGGTTCTCAGCCGTATCATGAATTTGATGTTTCCAGGCAACGAACGCAACTGGGAATTGCGCGCATCTCCATCACCGGATATGGACCCGCAAGATGTGATGGAAGCTCTGCAGAAGTTTATGCAGCGCCAACAGGAGTCCGGTCTTGATGTCCAGCTGACTGACGACGTGATTGCCTCGGCGACACAGGAACTTGCCGACGAACGTGCTGCGAAATTGGCAATTTTCCTCGATGACCAACTCCAGGAAATCGGTGGCGACCAGACCCAGGACTACGTGACACTCAACCGAAAGGTAGCACAGAGTGGCATACTTTACGGCCTCGGCGTTATGCGTGGCCCGTTCGCGCGTCCGGTTACATCTGTGAAGTGGGCAATCGATCCGACGACGCAGATGCCTGCGCCAATTCCGCAGACAACCTATAAGCCGATGTATGAGTTTCTCCCTGTTTGGGATTTCTACCCGGACATGTCGGCGAAAACATTCGCGCAGATGGACGGCTACTTTATCCGTATCGTTATGTCGCGTTCGCAGGTTCGAGCACTGGCCAACCGGCCGGACTTCTTTGCAGATCAGGTCAAAACGTACCTGAAGCGTAACCCGGTGGGCAACTATCGGGCGCAACCGTTTGAGACAGAACTTCGCGCTCTTGGCGTCAAGGTCAACGTTAACGAGATGAAGACTGAAACCCAGAAGTATGAAGTAATCGTCTGGAATGGCCCGGTCTCGGGTCAGATGCTGACGATGGCTGGCGTGGACGTGCCTGAAGATAAGATGGCCGATGACATCGAAGCTGAGATCTGGCTGATCGATGGCAATGTCATTAAGGCGGATATCAATCCGTGGCGAAAGCTCGGCGTGGATGTAAAGACGATCCACACATTTCTGTTTGACGAGGACGATACCAGCCCGGTCGGTAACGGTTTGCCGAACATTATGCGCGATTCGCAGATGTCGATTGCGGCTTCGACTCGTATGCTTTTGGACAACGCATCTGTTGTCTGCGGTCCCAACCTTGAGTTGAATACGGACCTTTTGCGTCCGGATCAGGATCTCACCAGCACCTCGGCGTATAAAATTTGGTACCGTGAAGGTATGGGTGTTGAGGCAAAATTCCCGGCAGTTCGCAACGTGGCAATCGACAGCCACATGGACGAACTCCTCAAGATGATCGACCTCTTCATGAAGTTTGCCGATATGGAAACATTTGTTGGCCCGGCTACAGGCGGTGACATGCAGAAGGGTTTTGCAGAACCCATGCGCACAGCGGCTGGCGCGTCCATGCTTCGAGGCGATGCGGCACTTCCGTTTAAGGATATCGTGCGTAACTTCGACACATTTACTCAGTCGGTCATTACATCGCTGGTTCAGTTCAATCGGAAATTCAACCCGATGTCTGCTCCGGACGGTGACTACAACGTGATCGCACGTGGCGCGACAAGCCTTATTGCCAAGGAAGTTCGCGGCATGCAGCTTGACCAGATGGCTCAAACCATGACGCCGGATGAAAAGGTCCACGTCGATGAGCGCAAATTTGTTGAGGCTCGGTTCAATGTCCGTGATCTCGGCAACCTTCTTGTATCTCCTGAAGAAGCACGTCGTCGTCAGGCGGCTAACTCTCAGCAGTCGCAAGAAATGCAGGAGCAGCAACGCGAACTCATGGCAGCAAACATCCGTAAGACGTTGTCCGATGCGTTCAAGAATATCGCGCAAGGCCAGAAAAACTCGGCCAATGCCGATGCTGTTAAGATTGAAGCAGCGTTAACGGTGCTCGAGCAGGGCATCGAACAAGGGGAAGGCAATGAAGCAGGACCGCAAGCAGGAGCAGGCCAGGCTCCTCAGATTCCTTAAAGGGCGCGTAGGAACTCTAGATATAGATCACATGCTGGAGTTGCTACGCCTTTTACGGGAAGACGCAAAAGACAACCTACTGACATGTAGCCAAGAAGAATTTTCTAGGGTACAAGCCGAAGGTATGACTTATGAGAAGTTAATCCGGTCTCTTACACGACCGGACATCGTTTCTACAGACCAGGCGGGAGTGATAAATGTCTGAAGAACAGAAAAACGAGATGGATGACTTTGAGAACATCTTCGCAGAACTTGCGAAAGGTGATGGCGAGCCACCAGCAACACAGGAAGCGAATACAGATGGCACAGAAACCAAAACAGCAGCCGAAGGCAGCCAAGAAGCAAGCACCGAAGGCCAAAACCAACAGCAAGAAGCCTCAACAGGCGGCGAAGAAAGCGAAGCAGACGCCGAAGGCACGGCAGATCCTGCTGGAGACGGAAGTAGTGATGCCGGATCTGATGCTGGCAGCGATGCGACCGACACAAAGCCTGTGGGCGAGGATGATGAGGTTCTTCGTCGGCTCGCCGCACTCGTAAAAGACCAGCGCGTTGCACCGGAGCCTGCACCGCAGGTTCAGCAGCAGACACAGCAAGAACAACCGATTTATTCTGCGGATGAGCAGAAGTTTCTCGAAGAGTACGAGAAAGATTGGCCTGATGTTGCTCGAGCTGAATCTCTTCGTCGTCGATCAGAATATCGTGAACTTGTGAACTACGTGTTCACTGAAGTGGCAAAAGTTTTGAGGCCACAGATCGAGACTGTGCAGGCGATTTCTGAGATGACGCACCTTCAACAGTTGCAGACTCAGGTCACAGATTACGATGATGTACGCGATAAAGTGATCGATTGGGCCAATAAACAGCCAGTCTATTTGCAGAACGCGTATAAACATGTTATTGAACAAGGTACAGTCGATGAGGTTGCAGATCTCATTGATAGGTATCGACAGGAAACCGGTTACAAAGCTCCGAATGCGGCGCCGAGACCGGCTACTAAGAGAGTGGAAACTGAGCTGCCTTCGGCAACCAAACAAGCGGCTGCTGCCTTGGCCCCAGTCAGTTCCAAAAGGTCTGCGGTGATCGCGGGCGACGACCCGAATGATTTCGAGTCAGCGTTCTCGTCATTCGCTAACAAAATGTGATTGATAGGAGGCCATAAATGGCACAGGTTACTTCATACGGCGACATTTCCCCAGCAGTTGCCGCTTATTCCGTGGTTCGCATGCTCAAGCGTGCAATGCCTTACCTGCATCTCGAAAAGTTCGGTCAGACATACGCTCTCCCGACCAATTCGACGCAGACGGCTAAGTTCCGTCGTTACTTCTTGAGCGGCGCAGGCGGCTCGGCTGGTACATCGACACCTGGTTCGAACTTCTACATCCCGGTTGCAACGACTCCGTTGATCGAAGGCGTGACACCGTCGGGTTCGAAGCTTGCCAACCAGGACTACACCGTTACGCTCGCGCAGTACGGCGATTACATCACGATCACAGACGTGGTGATGGATACGCACACCGATCCGGTTCTCCAGCAGGCTACCGACATCCTCGGCGAGCAGGCTGCTCTCACTGTCGAAACACTCCGTTTCAACGTGTTGAAGGCCGGTACGAACGTCTTCTACGCAAACGCAGTTGCTGGCCGTTCTTCGGTCGTTACAGCAATCGCACTGGCTGACCAGCGTCGTGTTACAACGGCTCTCAACCGCCAGAACGCGAAGAAGATCTCGCAGGTCGTCGCTTCGACAGCTGATTTCAACACGAAATCGGTTGAAGCAGCATACATGGCAGTTTGCCACCCAGACCTCGAAACGGATATCCGTACAATGAGCGGCTTCAAGCCGGTTGCTGATTACGGCCCGCACACGACTCCGTTCGAAGGCGAAATCGGCTCGGTTGAACAGGTTCGTTACCTCACATCGACAGTTATGGCTCCTTGGGCTGATGCTGGCGGTGCAAAGGGTGCGCTCCGTTCGACATCGGGCACAAGCGCCGACGTTTATCCGGTTCTCGTGTTCGGTCGCGACGCTTTCGGTATCGTCCCGCTCAAGGGCAAGTCGTCCATGACCCCGATGGTTGTGAATCCGAAACCGGCAGCTGGCGATCCGCTCGCACAGCGCGGTACGGTTGGCTGGAAGCTCTGGACTGCAACCGTCATCCTTCAGGAAGCTTTCATGGCTCGCCTCGAAGTTGGCGCAACAGCCTAATTTCACTGAGGGGGGCCTTGAAAGCCCCCTCTTTCTTCCGGTTCTGACTTTTAGGAGATCACCATGGCTACGGTAAACGCTACATCGCAGGACGCAGGCGTCTCGAACTTTGCTTCGGGCTCGTTTACGTCTGACAACACAGCAACAGTTGTGAAGCTCGGCTTCAACGCTCGTTGGGTGAAAGTT